CATCACGATCCCTCACGTATTTACCCTCATTATACGTGAGAAACAACGGGATGAATACGTGACCCACTCGTGAACCTGACCAATTTCCAAGCGAGTCGTGAATAACAATTAAAAACTCTTCTTTAGATCTAATTTCAGCAGATATACCTTGTCCCCAATCACCACCTATAACATAACTACCAGTTATAACAAAGCATTTGTTTTTAAATGGAATTGAGAATTTTCGCACGTCCATTGTACTTGTTGAGCCGATTACAACACCCCACTGAATCATTAATCCACTAGGGAGCACTTGATAACCAGATTCATTAAGTTTCGAATCAAAACTGTTTATGTCCGGTACTTGGTTTGGCCCATTCCCTATGGCTCTATAAACTAATTCAGATAAACCAAGATTCTTCACAAACTCCGCTTTATCCGGGATATCTGCCCCGTTCAGCTTCTTCTCTAAATAGAGATTTGAGTTATTATTGAGGGCGTTTTGGTTGGCTGTATTGGCTAGATCATATGCTTTTTTAACAGCTTTAGATGTTGCAACGGTTATTTCACTATCACTGTCTGTCTCATTACTTAGTGTAACAAATCCCGGTTCTGCCTGAGTTGCGTAGGGGTGATTGCGGCTTGCGGCGTGTTCTTCAATAGCTTTTTTGATTGAATCTTTGACATATTCCGGTGTTGTAACAATAACGAGATTGCCATCTTCTGAGACAGGCACATCAGGCTTTTTATCTTGCATACTTAATCCCTCATTTAATCAACAATAAACATTGCTAAATAACATGAAGGCGGGCTACTTCTCCGCCTGTGAACATCCATAAAATAGGTTCATCAATACTGGAGAGAACTTCTGATTAGGATGGCACGGAATGGCTGGCAGGACACTAACAAAATCTATTTGCCTATGGCTGACTGATAAAACTTAGCGTTTAAAGGGAACAATCCTCCCCTTTAACCTAACCCCTTGATTTATCCGAGGTCCTCACTTTGGCTCAGTTCCGATCGGACAAATTTTTGGCTGATCGCGCCAATTGGGATTTGAAAGCCCATTTAAGTGGGAATTCCCACTTTGGCAATAACTCATTGATATTTAATCAGACGCCAGATTTGGCTTCTGCTTATAATTTGAGCGCTAGTGATACTGACTCACAAACTTTGCACAACTCAATAAGAGGTGTGCCCAAAAGAGTGAGCTAGAAACAAAGGGTTAAGTCCTTTTGTCCAGCACATAAAGTAACCATTGGGATTTCCCCAATGGTTGGGTCAAAGTGACGGCCTCGGATAAATCAATGAGTTAATCAACTAGGGTGGAAATCATCACGGTTGCCGCAAGGTGTGATATCCCATCTTGGGTATGGTGATTTCCACCATACCCTTTGTTTGTGCAGGTACCTCATATGTCAAAGGTCAGATTTCTGCCTTATAGTGACAACAGCTTCCCTTCCCACCTCTCCACAATCTCGGGACTCTTCATTTTTTGGCAAAAAGTGTACGTCAGCTAAATATCATCAAAAAATCTGAATATTTAAAAGCACTGTTTATGTGTACAGAAATGCGTCAGTTTAGAGAGGGATTTTGACGGTGAATTTTTCGAATAAAATAATGATGTCCGTTCTTCAATATGAATTTTATAGGGCGTGATCTGAGAGGTAAATCAGACCCAAAACAGGCAAAAGTGGCGTGTATTTTTGTTACACTTTTTTACAAATAGAAATACATTAGTCACAAACAAAAACACCTCAGAGGGGGAATCTGAGGTGTTTCGATTTTAACTTCACGTGCATTTTACGTGCACTTTGAAGTCCTTTTACTGTCATGGCAGTGTCCCATCAACTTTGCTAACTGACTGTTTTTCAAGTTGTTGTCCTGACACTGACCCACCAAATTTGGTGGAGCTGGCGGGAGTTGAACCCGCGTCCGAAATTCCTACAGTTTCCTAGCGGTATATATAAAACATATAATTATATTATTTTTCAATTTGTTGTAGTGCAATTAGGGGTAATGGAGTGCAATGATTTACAATCTGCGTGGACAAAATATGGATCATTTGTTTTCTAATTTTAGCAACGTAAGAGGGTTCTTAGTTATTGCATCTTCTAAGTGGTCTGGAGCGAAATGTGCATACACCATAGTCATTTTAATATCTGCATGACCCAGTATGCGTTGTAATACCAAAATGTTTCCTCCGTTCATCATAAAATGACTGGCGAACGTATGCCGAAGAACGTGGGTGCACTGCCCTTCGGGTAATTCTATTTTTGCTCGCTTTATTGCTCTTTCAAAAGATTTACGGCAAGGGGTAAACAGTTTGCCTCGTTTTTTAGGAATCAAATTGTAGAGTGATTCAGCAATAGGAACGGTTCTATTGCGTTTACCTTTGGTTTTGGTAAATGTAATTCGATTTGGTGTGATTTGATGGCCTTCTAATTCTTCGGCTTCTCCCCAGCGCGCTCCAGTAGCTAGGCAGATTTTAGTAATTAACAGTAAATCTTTACTTTGAGAATCTTTGCAGGCTTCCAGTAATTGAATGATTTCATTAGGGTATAAAAATGCTAACTCACTTTCTTGAGTTTTGAACGTTGGTAAACCTGATAAGGGATTGAGATAATTGATATGACCCAATTTTTTTAGTGTGCCAAAAACTGAAGATAGATTACGTTGTTCATGGTTTACTGTAATCGGTTTTACTGCCATGATTCGACCTCTAGCATCCGGCAGTAAACCCGCTAATCGTTGCTCTCTGTATTTACTAAAATCAGCAGTAGTAAGCTGATTTGCTATCGGATCACCTAATCCGTTACAGATAGCAGTCAATTTTGATAGCATTCTAGCGGAGTCTGCTAGTGTTCGACCATAGAGTGAGTGCCAGAGCGAAATTAACTCAGATAATTTTCTATTATCTTCCTTTTCACCAAGCCACGGTTTATCTTCCATTTCACCCAATATATAGCGTTCGTAAGCAAGGGCTTCACCTTTAGTTACAAACTTTTTACGAATGCGCTTGCCTTTAACCCCATTAGGGCGTAAGTCACATAGCCATTCACCTGAATCAATTTTTTTGATGGTCATTATAGAGTCGTATAAATAGAAATAACTTTACCTATTACTGTAATGTCGTTTACATCGCAGTCGATAGGGTACTTGCCGCCATCCATACGGATTTTGTTGCCGGGTATCAATTCCAATTCTTTAAATTGGTATTTTCCTGAAAACTCGATTAACCAATTTCCATCATTGGCTTTGTTTTGTTTCCTATCGATGAAATAAATATCGTCACCATCTCTGATTGCCTCAATATCTCCACAATCTTTTGGGAGCATGACCTTATCGAAGATAAGAGAACTGGATTGCAGAAGTTTTGCATCAATCAGCTTGTATGCAGCTAACTTTATTGTTTCAGCTTCAGCTTCAATTTTAGTTTGAATACTACTGCCCATATTACCTGTACCATAAGATAACCACTCAATTGATACTCCGGTTTCTAATGCGCAGCGCAATACTAGATCGTAGGGGAAGTTGTCTCTAGTCATTCTGTTACCCAATGACCCACTACTGATCGACAAATAAGTGGCTAATTGATTATATGAAGTAAACTCATATGCCTTACATATCCTATCTATAGCTTCTCTCGCGTTTGTGAACGATTTCATCTTCCTCACCAAAGTGAATAATTTAGTTGACGCACTTATTTGTAGTGAGTAGTATGATTGCCGTCTCACTACAAATGAGTGCACTTAAGAACAACGCAGGGCAATGTGGAACAATATAGAACAAGGATCACTAAAGGAGAATTTAGCACTATGCAAACTACTAATGCAATAAACACTAATCACCGGTGGATCACGTATAAGCAATTTTGTGAAAAAACAGAAGTTAGCTTAAGAACTGCTAAGTATTATGTCGCTTCTGGTAAAGTGAAAATCAAACCAAAAAACAAGCCAGGGGAGCGCGTTTTCATTGATTGGTGGGATTGGAATAACGGTTAGGATTTTCATTAGTTGTTCTCATTTGGTTTTAGTATTCACTTTATGTGAATTAAAAGGTAAATGGCAATGTTTGACTATCAAGTATCCAAACAATTCCACTTTGATAATGCGTGTCGTGCGTTCTCCAATACGCATAAAGGTAGCTTAGTACAAATTGCGGAATCCATCGGTATGACTCCGCAAATGCTGCGCAACAAGCTGAACCCTGAGCAGCCCCACATGCTGACTTGTGTTGACTTAATGAAGTTAACCGATGCCACAGAAGACGCCTCCATTTTGGACGGTCTGCTGGAGCAATTACAGTGTCAGCCATCAGTGCCGGTTAATGAAGTTTGTGATGCCAACATGCCAAGTTACCTGTTAGGAGCAACGGCAGAAGTGGGCAAGCTGGCAAGTGAGGCTGTTTCGGGTGGGCATTTAAACCAGACTCGTGTCGCGGAGTTTAAGAAGACGGTGAATAACGCAGTGCGGTTATTAACGCTGGCGGGTGTGACGATTTCATCACGATTGCATTCCAATCCTGCATTAAGTTCGGCAGTGGATGCGATGGCAGGCATGGGCGCATCCTTGGTCTAAGATGAGGTGAAGTAAATGAATACGGAATACCAATTTGAGTCAACAGAACAACGGGCTTTTAAATTGCCTATTGAATCGCGGGTTAATGGATTAAATCAACTGGCTAAAATCAGAGCGCAGGTCTTTAAATCTGGTAATGAACGACTGGCTATCTTTATTGATGAAATGCGTGATAAACGTAATCCACAATATGCGGATAATAAACGCCTGCTATCGGCTATTTTTTATCTTGCACGGATAGGAACAGACAGGCATGGACTGGAATTATGTCAGTTTACCCCTGAAGAGCGAGTGAGTTTAATTAAAGCTGTTAATTTAATTAAAGCAGCAAGTGGCATATTACCAGATAAGTTATCGCTCTCTAATTAAATAATAATAAATACCGATTTAATTTTAATGGCGTCAACACGTCAGGGATTCTTTTTATCTAAAAATAGGAAATTAACAAATGGAAAATAAAAATTTAATGATTGGCTATGACCCTGCTCAAGGGCGCGATGTTTCTGTCTGTGTAAGCATTGAACAATTAATTAAAGATGTACGTATGGAAGAGCGCAAACATTGTGCTGATTTATATTCGGTGCGTTTAGTGAAATTGTCTGCACACGTTTTGAAAAACAAGATGGTTCATTCTGACAGTGCCGCACTTCTGCAAAGTGAGTCGGAGAACATCGACCGTCAAGCGCAAGAATGGAATTATGCGTGATATGGCTGGCGCTTATTATAACGAAATTGATCCATATGCAGCTCAATGGCTGAGAAATTTAATTATTGCTGGCCATATAGCGCCAGGTGATGTTGATGAAAGGAGTATCGAAGATGTCAGCCCAGGTGATTTACGAGGATATAAACAGTGCCACTTCTTTGCAGGAATCGGAGTCTGGAGTTACACCCTCCGCAATGCAGGATGGTCTGATAATAAACCAGTCTGGACGGGTTCCTGTCCATGCCAACCTTTCAGCGCGGCAGGCAAAGGAAACGGGTTTGATGACGAGCGGCACTTATGGCCACATTTCCACTACCTCATTGAACAATGCAGACCTCGCGTTGTGTTTGGTGAACAGGTTGCAAGCAAGGACGGGCTTGCTTGGCTCGACCTTGTACAAACTGATTTGGCGGGAACGGGTTACTCCTCAGCAGCGATTGATATTTGCGCTGCGGGCGTCGGTGCGCCGCATATCAGACAGCGCCTCTATTGGGTGGCCAACGCCAACAGCGAACGCGCATCGGGGCAGTGGTTCAGCGGTTATACGGAAAGACGGCAGAAACCGGATGTTCAGCAGGCTGGATTATGCAACGGAACAGGGAATATTGACGAGCTGGCCTACGCCGACAACAGACACGACACAGCGGGAAACCCGCTACGCGCAGGGTGGCCTGCCTCTATCAATGGCGGCGAACCTTTCGGGCTGGTCGACTGGCGAGATGCTGACTGGCTCTTCTGCCGAGATGGTAAATGGCGGCCAGTTGAACCCGGCACATTCCCGCTGGCTCATGGGATTACCAACAGAGTGGGACGATTGCGCGCCTACGGAAATGCCATTGTTGCGCCAGTCGCGGAAACGTTCATAAGAGCGTATATCGAATCTGAAAAATCATGAATGTAGTAGGTCAAAAATAAACATTATCGGAGTGTGTAAAATGAATTTATTTGAAATTTCTACTGATGAACGTTCGTTTACTCGGCTTTTAAATCATGGCAGTGAATATATTTCAGTACTTGATGATACCCTTAATTTTACTGTTGGTACTGTGTTAATCATAAGAGAAGAAATTTTGAAAGGTGGTGAGCCTCATAAATTCACGGGAAGAAAACTGACAGCCAAAATTGTTAGTGTTATCCGTTCGTTTGGGTGTGAACAATATATGTATCCATCACCTCCTTTTGTTTATGTCTACGAATTAAATGTTTTGCCAATGTCATTTTTCTACCAAGCGGAGTATAGCGATGACAAATAAATCTATCTCTGAGTTGGAAAAGAAAAGAACGCATAGCTTAATCATCAGTGGGGTTCATTTTAATTTCATGGCTGTAGTTGACGGCGATAAAAAAACAGCGTTTGTCAAAGACGATAGAGATTATAAAAGTGGTGATTTTCTGGCATTGAATGAAATTGATAATGACGGGAATTTCACGGGCAGTTTAATGGCAGCAAAAATAACAGATGTGGCGGCAATTGATAAAAACCTGTATCCGCAGATAGCGGGGGAATTTGTTTTGCTTTCGTTTGAATTGGTTTCCGTTAATTGCCTATAGCATGAATATTGTAGTCAAGGAAGAACACAACAGCGACGCATTACTTTCAATGTGTCGCCAACAGTTTCAGCCAGAGATGCCACAGATAGCAACTCTGGCTGAACGCGTTATGTGGGAAGTGAACCCCGCCGATTACACATGGTGTCACCAATACTTTGGACACCTGCCGGATTCGTTGGCGGTTTACTTCGTCAATCGTTATGCCAACATCTTCAAACAGTCAGGTCGCGACGGTCGTCGCCGTGCTAATGCATTTTTGCGCCAGTTCAGCAAGAATGTATTACCACGGTTCAATCTGGTCACTGAACAATATCAGTTTCAAAGTTTGGCCGTAGGTGCTGAACCTTTCCCTTTCATTGAACAGCTCGACCGTCTTCCAACATTAGGACGTAAAGAGATCAGGTTACTGGCGCACGGTGTGGCGCGGTATATGACCGACAGTTACGAGCACTTTGTTAATCATTCAGCAACCCCAGACAATGAGCAGGAAGCGCGCAAAAGGTTAATTCATATCTATACCCGGTTGGCAAAATTGACTAAGCAGATTGGGACAGCCGCACCTTATTCACAACAGTTTACAAAAGGCCGGGTTTCACCAACCGAAGATCAGCTATGTGCGAGTTTGCTGCGCATGATGTCGGATCAATGGTGGTATGCCCGCTTGAAGCGTCTGCGTGATATTCGCGCTGAACATATGGCAATTGCAATCGGTCAGGTACAAAAGGTCGCTTCATCCTATGTTTCACGCCAGACCTTACACGAATGGACAGAGCAGAAGCGCCGGAACTGGGAATACCTGCAAGAGTTTGAATTAGAAAATGAAGAAGGTGAGCGGGTTTCATTAAGCGATAAGGTCTTGGGCAGCATTGCAAATCCGGCCGTCCGCCGTTGTGAATTGATGATCCGTATGCGTGGATTTGAGGACTTAGCCAATGAAATGGGCTGTGTCGGTGATTTCTATACTATCACTGCACCTTCTAAATATCATTCTGCACACAGTGGCGGCGGTTTTGTTAAGAACTGGAACGGTGCAAGCCCACGGGATACACAAAAGTATTTGTGTGGTGTCTGGGCAAAAATCCGGGCGGCGTATTCCCGTGCGGGGATCAGCGTCTTCGGTTTCCGTGTTGTTGAGCCACATCATGACGGCACACCGCACTGGCATATGTTGTTATTTATGCAGCCTGAGCATGTCGAAGAAATGCGGGAAATTGTGCGGCAATATGCGACTCAGGAAGATGCCCACGAGTTAAACAGTGAAGCCGCCCGCAATGCCCGCTTTTTGGTGAAGCCGATAGATCCAGAAAAGGGTAGCGCAACAGGCTACATTGCCAAATACATATCAAAGAACATCGACGGATACGCGCTGGGCGGTGAAATTGATGGTGAGACAGGGCAGAACCTTAAGGATATGTCGAAATCGGTTTCTGCCTGGGCGAGCCGTTGGCGTATTCGTCAGTTCCAGCAGATTGGCGGTGCTCCGGTTTCTGTCTGGCGCGAACTGCGCCGCCTGCGCGGTGATAAGCAAATTATACCTGATGAGGATATGGATAACGTCCGCTTTGCCGCAGATATTGGCAACTGGTCAGCGTATACCGAATTTCAGGGCGGGGCATTAGTTTCACGTAAAGATCTTACTGTGCGCCTTGCTTATGAAGTTACCGAACAGGGCAGCATCTACGGTGAGGACGTCCAACGTATTTCAGGTATTTACTCGCCCCGTTTGGGCGAGGCTTCTTCTTTTATTACCCGTACTGTTAAATGGAAAATTGTGCCTAAATCCAGCTCTACACCTGTGGGCGAGGGTTTGGCTTTTTCTGGCGGCTCTGCCGCCTCTTGGAGTTCTGTCAATAACTGTACGGAGGCACGAAGTACGGTCAGCAACGGCAGTGATCTTTGTTTAGATGAGTTTTATCAGAATTGGTCTCAGATGAGCGAGAAGGAAAAGATCCAGAGGGTTTATGAATCAGCCAAATTGCATGATGTTGAGATGAGTGATGGTCTGGCGCGGGGATTACTGAGGGGCAATAGTATGACTGTAGAGGGTCAATATTATCGGTTATCGATGTTTGGTCATCTATGCCCCGCCAAACCGCCACATACTGAAAGGGCAAAAATAATACTGAAAAGGTTAAATGAAACGGGGCGTGTCAAGATTGATGTTAATGCAATTATACATGACCCTAAAGGGTATTATCTGGGTACTTTAAAGCAAGTCACATAACTTACTATTTCTTAATGAAACTACTTCACTTGCTAATTATATTTATATACATTGTATAAAAACACAGCGGTATATAATTAAGAGGATGATATGGTAGATTTTTTTTCTGAATCAATTTCACTGGAACGGATTGATTTGCTGTTGCGCTTGGCTACCAAAGGGGATTGTAGTAATGATGAACGTTATCAGGCGCTTATTTGGTGTTCCGAATTGGCCACTCAATTAGTTAAGCAATTTGATGAAAATGAAAAAAGCCACTAAAGAGTGGCTCAGAGTTAGAACTATGCAGCACTAGTCTGCAATAAATCTAATGCCATTTGGCGCTGTTGCGGATTGAGGTTATTAATCACAGTCTGCAACAGAATATCGCCCGTTTTGGCACTGGGGCTTATGGTGTGGGAAAATATCAGATTCATGACGAAAGTATGGCCGCATTCCACATCAAAACACGAACAGTACACATCGGCAATTTCACGATGCATCCGGTTGGTTTTGCGAATGATAGCTTTAGCGCCACACTCAGGACAGATTATTTTTAATACGCGCATGTTCCTCATTCCCAATGTATCGATTTTCCTCGATTTTACCATTTTTTTGCTCATTCTGCACCCGAACTTACGTTATCTTGTTGAAAACGGAGGTGTAATATTTCGGGGAGTTCACGGCTGTTGATGGCATTCATGAACATATTTTGAACGGGGATCACTTCATCTTTGCGGTAGGCATCACGGGCTTTTTCCGGATCACCCAGACCGCCGACATTGGTCGGGATAATACCCGCCAGTCCTGCCGGGAATCGGTGCGCGGTCAGCACGTCTTGCGAACTGATACTTTTCACATTGGCAAATTCATCATTGGCAGAGATATCCCCGACTGGAATAAATTTAATGCCGTCAGGGTCGCCATTGGGAATGCTCACAAATAGGGTTTCAAAGTTGCCAATCCCCTTACTTTGTGCCAGCTTGCGTTCTATCTCGTCTTCGGCTTCATCTGAGATATTCGGGTCATTAATGTAAATCATGCCGCCCGTATGCCCGCCATTGTGATAATAGCGGCGGCGGAAGATAGTGGCTTCCGAGTTGAGCAAGGCGGCATGAATACCGCCGATATAATCCGGCAGGCCGTAAACCTGCTGCTGGGGATCATACTGCTTGATGAAAATAACCTCTTCTGGTGAATAGACCAACGGCTCACCCTCCTGCAATACCACAAAATCCCCGTCTTTGCGGCGGCGCAGGTAGAGCGAGGGTAACACCTCCAGTCTGACCAGATCGCCCCAGAAATTACGGATTTTCAGGATGGCCACATCACCGAAAATCAGGAAATTGATCATGGCCGCCTTAAATTGCTCATGCGTCAGCCCGCCGCCGAGGTAATCCGAGGAAATCATATTGTGGCGGGAATAGATAATGCCGCCGTGCGTCCCGTTCATGTTGGTCAGTTGTGCCAGTGCTAAACGGTCAATCGGCAGGGTGTAATGGTCATAATCATTGTCATACCAGATTTTTTGGTAATCCGTCATGGTCGTGAGTATCGGCTCCGGTTTACCCAGCGTGATAAGGCTCATTTTCCGTTGACGGTGATTTGTCTGTGGGGCTTTGGCGGTCTTCCTTAACGTTTTCTTACTCATCATGTGGCCTTTGCAAATTTATATTTAGAGGTGCGTTTCTTCTCGTAATTTAACGGCTCATTCATCAAGGCATGGGAGACTGCCCAGAACACGTCGGCGTGTCCGGTTTCCTGCGAACGGTCAGCGACAAAGGTCATTGCGCCGCCTTTGGCCGTGGTGGTGTGCCGGATAGACAGAAAAGAGGCCAGAATTTCTTTTTGTTCTTGATCCCATTCCAGCCGTTCTTCACTGACCACATCGATCATCTTCATGACCAACTGGTTTTTGCTCTGCTGGCTGTAGTGAATGGCTTGCGTTTGCCGTGGGGCGAAGTCCTGCACCATTTCATAGACCCCGTGACCAATGCCTGTGGTATCAATGCCGATATGGGTAAAGCGATAACGCTTGAACAGTTCTTCAATCAGCTTTGCCTGATGCTTCCAGTTCATACCCTGCCAATAGAACGTCGCCAGTACCCGAAAGGCTTCGTTTGCCATCATCGGTGGGGCGACAATCACAAAAGTGGACGTATCACCGGAGCGGGCAGGGTCGAAGCCGCCCCAGACTTCACGTTCTCCGAAAGGGCGGGGGGCGTTGGGGGCGTGATCTTCCCAGAGATTGATATCTACGCTGCATTTTTCCAGTTGATGATATTTGAAGACGGATGCGCCGCTGTCCACAAACTGGCACATATATAGCATGTTAAAGGTGTCTGCATTGTACTTGTTGTGCAGACGGTCGATGTTGGCAAGGTTAAAACCGCCCTTGATGGCATCTTCCAGCGTAATGACATAACGCCACTGACCATCAGGGCAATCACGACCGCCATCACGCATCTCATTGAAAGTAGGAAATACCACATTCTTACGTTTAGCATCGCTACCGCGCCACTCGTCACCCATCCAGAACGGGTAAGCTGGATGAGTTTTGGCACTGGGTGTAGAAAAATAGGTGGTATGCCAGCGGTCATGGGTGGCCATTGCAGAGGCAACTTCATTCATGCGCTTAAAGTCAGGCACCCAGAAGTACTCGTCGCAATACAGATGCCCGGTATAGCCTTGAACGGTGTTCTTGTTGGTTGATAAGAAGCGCAGTTCCGCACCATTGCTCAGACGGATTGGGTTTCCGGTCAGTGTTACACCGAAGAATTGTTCGGCAATATTGATGATATAGGAACGGAAGACTTCTGCCTGCGGTTTAGATGCTGACAGGAATATCTGCGGATCACCCGTTAGCACTGCATTCTCAAAGGCTTCAAAGGAAAAATACCACGTAGCCCCAACCTGTCGGCTCTTGAGAATATTTCTGATTTGTTTTGCCAGATTATTGCGTAAATGTTTCTGGTAACCGAAGAGAACTTCATCAGCAAACTGCTGGAAATCTTCTTCTGTCAGTGCCGAAATATCATTTTTACGCTGGCGTTTCTTTTTCTTCGGTTCGCCGTCACCGGATGGCACATCATCACCTTCGTTGCCTGCTTGCGCCCGTGCTTTAATGTCGGCCAGCTTTTCTTTGTGCTTATTTTCCTGTGCTATCAGTTTCACATGGTGCACAATCAGGCGGTCGAGTTCGTCCAGTTCCAGCGCAGTTTTATGATTGCGTTCACTAAGCAGAGCCGCACGGCGATTAATCGCTTCATGCACACTTTCATGACTGAGCATATCCGCCCAATTCCACTTTTCTGCCCAGTAGTAAACGATCCGCCGATTGGGCAGATTTAACTCTTCGGCAATTTCAGCCGGAGTAGAGCGGCGCAGGTAAAGCGACTTTGCCACTTTTATTAATTCATCCGAGTATTTAGCCATATCCTTAAGCGTCCTTGTCCTTTCATGCCCTCATTATGCAGGGCTAATTTTCTCCTTACGTCCGGCCAACTTCGGTTGAATTCGGTTATGCGTCATATCCGAATTCAACCGCATTGAACCCCTCGCCGCCGCCGATTGAATCCGCAATACTGTATTGGAAGCAAACGAAAGGAATGCGATATGTCTCAGTTAATGACTAACTGGATATGTATTGCCATGGAAGGCGACACGGTTGATGGCCGGGCAATAGAACCACAATGGATCTTGGAGGCCGCAGAACTTTATGACCCTCAACTGTATACCGCCCGAATCTGGCCGGAACATGAACGCGGGTTCGGGGCGATGGGGGAAGTGCTTGCGGTCAAGGCCGAAAACGGGGAAGACGGGGCTTTGCGTCTCTATGCGCAACTGCGACCCAATCACCGTTTATTAGAGGCCAACCGGGACGGCCAACTGTTGTTTACCTCAGTGGAATTTACCCTTAACGGTAATTTTCGCGGTACAGGCAAAACATATCTGGAAGGGCTGGGAGTCACTGATTCGCCAGCGAGTGTGGGCACCACGCGCCTACAGTTTAGTAAAAGGAAAAAACCTCGTCGATTCGGGGCTTATAAGCCACTGGTGATTGATGAAGTCAGGGAAATTAAGGGAACTAAGGGAAAAAAAATGGCTAAAGGCACTAAAAAATCATGGCGCAGTATCTTCAATATTGAAGAGCAGGACGATACCTCGACCGAAACATCCAATGATGATGCGTTGCAGGCACTGGCTCAGGCCGTGGCCGATTTAGAAACTCGTTTAGCTGCGTTGGAAAGCTCGCAGGAATCGACCGAGCAGGACGTTGCCGACGTGCAGGAAGATATCGAAACCGTTAAAGAGGTGGTTGATACCGAAGAGTTTGCCCGCTTGCGTGACAGTCTGCCGGATATTCTGAAAAAGTTTGGCAAACTGGATGGGATTGCGACCCCCTTGCCGTCTAAAAATCCAAAAGGCAACAAGAATAAGAATTTTAATTATCTGTGATCCCCTAATGGGAAAAGGCAAAGGGAAGAGCTATGCAATTAAATCAACGGGCACGCGCATTTTTGCAGAACTACTCTGTGGGATTGGCCGAAGCCTATGGCGTTACGGATACCTCACGTTACTTCGCGCTGAGTGACCCGAAAGAAACCGCCCTGCGCAGTGCGCTGCTGGAGTCCGTCGAATTTCTCGGCATGATCACTTGTGCGGATGTGGATCATCTGTCCGGTCAGGTGGTGTCTGTGGGCAATCCGGGACTCTTTACAGGACGCAAGAAAGATGGCCGCTTTATGCGTGCGACGGGCATTGATGGCAATGAATATAAATTGGTGGAAACCGATTCCGGCGCGGCGCTGAAATGGGACTTGCTGTCCATCTGGGCGAACTCCGGCAGTGAACAAGAATTCTTCCAGCGTATGCAGGCCTTTACCAATGAGTCATTTGCACTGGATATGCTGCGCGTGGGCTTTAACGGCCAGCGTATCGCCGAGACAACCAACCCGGACGAGAACCCGAATGGGGAAGATGTCAACAAAGGCTGGCATCAGATTGCCAAGGAATGGAACGGCGGCAAACAGGTGATTACCACGCCTGTCACACTAGATCAACATGGTGACCATAAGTCATTGGATTCGATGGCCTCCGACCTGATTAACACCTGTATTCCGCAGCAATTTATCCATGATCCGCGTTTGGTGGTGCTGGTTGGCGCGGATTTGGTGGCAGCGGAGCAGTACCGGCTTTACCAGTCAGCCGATAGGCCAACGGAAAAAATTGCCGCACAAATGTTGGGCAGCTCTATTGCTGGCCGTCCGGCGATGGTGCCGCCTTTTATGCCGGGCAAGCGTATGGTCGTCACCATGTTGCCGAACCTGCAAATTCTGACCCAGCGCAATACCCGTCAGCGCAAGGCAGAGTTTGTGGACGACCGCAAGCAGTTCGAAAACAAATACCTGCGTAATGAAGGTTATGCACTGGAAACGCCGGAATTGTACGCGGCCTATGATGAGAACGCCGTGACGATTGGCAAAGTGGCCGAACCTGCTGAAAAAACGGGTACAGACTAATGCTGTCACCTGCTCAACGGCACCGGGCAGCGGTTGAACTTCGCCAGAAAGTGGCACGGCAACAAGCCGTCGCCATTGCCGATGGCGCCAGTATGCACCTGCAAGCCCGCGCCCTTGAGCAGGATATCAAGCGGTTGCGTCAGTTGACGCTGACCGCGGAACGGGTCGAAATGAAAAGGCAGGAACTGCTGCCTAATTATCTGCCGACGGCACAACGTTATTTGGATGAAGGCGACGTGTACCGCAACCCGATTTTTGCCCATTGCATTATCTGGTTATTTGATATCGGGGATTTTGATAAGGGGCTGGACTGGGCGGATATCGCCATTGAGCAAGGACAGCTCACCCCGGACTATTTTAAAAGTGGCTTTCCGGCGTTTGTGGCCGATACCGTTTTACTGTGGGCACAGGCAGAAGCCGAAGCGGGAAACCCCGTGGAACCCTATTTTTCAAGGACATTTCACAATGTCACTGAAAAATGGAAGGTACACGAGAAAATCAAGGCCAAGTACTACAAATTTGCCGCCCTGAACCTGCTGAAAGGGGATAACCCTGACATTAAGGCCAGTTCGGTGGATAGGCTGGATGTGCTGGAGCAGGCCGATAGTTGGCTGGCGAAAGCCCATCAGTGCAACCCGAAATCCGGGGTGAAAACCTATCGGCAACGGATTGCCGCCCGCGTACGAGCACTGAACCAAGATCAACAATGACTACCGTAAGCCGGAGCGGGCGCGGTGGAGGCATAGCACAATGTGCTTATGGCCGTGGAAACCGGACAGCCCGCTTTTTATTCAGGGAGAGAGGCACGATGTTTAATGGCAACACCGTGGATTATCGGGATGCACCGCTGACCAATGACGGCTTTTGGCCGGACTTGAACCTGAAAGAGTTTCAGGTCAATCGCAAGCTGCCCGCCGATTTGGATAATGACATGCTCGCTAATGCATTGCTGGCAACGGTGGCTGAGATCAATCTGGACTTGCAGCGCCTGAAATCGCGCTTGCAGGCCAAAGGCTACCTACGTGCGGCTGAGGTGCCGGGAATTTCCATCAATGGCAACACGGCGTTGGTCAGCCAGTATAAAAAAGCGGTCTATGCACGGGCAAAGGCCGATTTACTGGGGGAATACACGACACTGGTCAGCCGTGCTCCCAATCCGGGACAGGAAAGCCCCGAAGCACGTAACAGACTGCTGGCCGAAGCCGCCGTCGTGCTGCGCAATATGAAAGGGCATGGACGCACAACGGTACGCCTGATATGAGCAAGTTACAGCAATTAACCGCCTTTTTACGGGAAAATCTGCCGGAACGCCTGTGCGAGACAGAATTTACCAGTGAAATGGATGAAATTCGTTTTATTCCGGCACAACGGGATTTAGGGCTGGGGCAATACCAGATGTTTGTCCAGCAATATGAGGTGGTGATTGCGTGGGGGCGTTTTCCTTATCGGGACTGTGATCCGCGCAATATCCCACTGCTGATAGATATCTGGCTGACTGAGCAAGGTGAAAGTTTGGGTGATGCCAATGTCGAGCAGGAACGGCCATCATTAACGGTTGAAGTGGATGGCGTCACGGCGGTTGTGGTGGTGTCGCTGTCATTGGCCGAGCCAGTGGTGATACGGGAAGACCCGAAAGGCATGATCCCGTTTGATGGCAAGCGCTGGTCATTGGCCGATACAGAAATCTGGTTTGCTGAACAAGGCGCGGTGCACAGTGTTGACGAGACAGGTGCCCAGATTGGGCAAATCCGGTCATGATCAACGGTCAGTTGAACCGCAACCAGCTTAAGGTACTGCAAGATGAATTGAGCCGCCTTGAGTTACCGCCGAAAAAGCGGCAGCGCCTGTTATGGCGCATTGCAAAATATGGGGTGATTCAGGCGGCAAAACGTAATGTACGTAATCAGCAATCGCCCGATGGTAGTAGCTGGCCTGTCCGCAAAAGTCCGTGGCGCAAGAAGATGCTCAGGAACATGCCAAAGCTCTTGCATATTCGGGAAATGCCGGAAAATAACGCCGTGCGCATTTACCTGCAAGGCGGGCATTACCGGAATGGAAGTCAGCCCGTGCCAGCGGGTGTCGTAGGGTATGCACAGCAGCACGGGATGCGTTTTCAGGTCAGTCGGCGGCAGGTGCAAAAGAACGTTGACCGTGAACGTATGGCAACTATCAAGCAGGCAAAAAAGCTGCGTGAGTTAGGCTATCAGGTCAAAAAGGGGAAACGCTGGCGCAAGCCCCCGATAAAGGAAATTACCGCCAATATGAAGTTTATTCAGGCAGGCACATTGATCCGCGAACTGAGCGGTGGAACGGCTAAAAGTTCATGGACGATTGACGTTCCCGCCCGTGAGTTCTTAGGCATAAATGAAGAAGAATTCAGTCAAGCGTTGGCTCGCCAGTTACAAGGCATTGGATACGGCGCAGGTTAAGCCATAAATAAAGGACTAAGTTATGTGGCCACATGTTCAGGTTAATCAAGTTAACCAACTGCAAGGCGAAACAAAGGAGATTGAACGGGTATTGCTGTTCATTGGGGCAGGAAAAACCCATGTAGGCAAGACCTTGGCTGTCAACACCCAGACGGACTTTGATACCGTGTTGGGAACGGCACACACCGCCCTCAAACGTCAGGTATTGGCGGCGATGGCCAACGCGGGGCAAAACTGGTCTGGATATGTCCATGTGTTGCCGGAATCGGCGGATGAACTGGCGTTCGTGGAGGCCGTCATTGCGGCGCAAACTATCGCGAGCGTTGAAGGCTATGTACTGACTGTCGGTGCCACCAAAGCCATTATCAAGGCGGCGCAGACGCTGCGGGCAAACACGATTGCCAAGTTTGGCCGTTGGCAGTGGGCGATTTTGGCGGTTGACGGCACACAGGCAAAAGAAGTTTGGGCGGATTATGTCACCCGTCTGGCGGAACTGCAAAAAGGGGAAGCCGTGGCTTCAGTGCAACTGGTGCCGTGTCTGTGGGGCAATGAAGCAGGCGTACTGGCCGGGCGTTTGTGTAGCCGTGCCGTCACTGTGGCAGACAGCCCCGCACGGGTACAGACAGGGGCATTGGTGGATTTGGGCGCAACGGACTTCCCGCTGGATGGCACAGGCAAGCCGCTTGATCTGGCGACCTTGCAGGCACTGGAAAAACTGCGTTTCAGTGTGCCGATGTGGTATCCCGATTATGACGGCCTGTACTGGTCAGACGGTCGCACCTTGGACGTGGAAGGCGGCGACTACCAGAGCATCGAAAACTTGCGGATTGTCGATAAAGTCGCACGGCGTGTGCGTTTGCAGGCCATCGCCAAAATTGCCGATCGCAGCTTAAACAGTACGCCGGGCAGCGTCGCTACGCATCAGGCGTATTTCGCCCGCACCTTGCGTGAGATGTCGCGCAGTACCGAGATTAACGGCGTGACCTTTCCGGGCGAAGTGAAATCCCCGAAAGATGGTGATGTCGCTATTACATGGCGCAATAAAAACACGGTGGAAATTTATCTCACTGTCCGCACTTACGAATGTCCGAAAGGGATCTCGGTCAGTCTGTTGCTGGATAGCAGTCTGGAGAAAACCGCATGAGTAAAAGGATTTCAGGCCAGTCGGTAGATTTCAATATGGACGGGGATCTGGTTCATGCTGAAAAGGTCAATCTGTCCATTACGGATAATACCGCCGCCGCCCAAACGCAGGGCGTACCGGATGGTTATATCTCCGGTGATGTGGCGGCAGAAGGGGAGATCGAACTCAGTACCAAGTATCTGGATATCGTGACGGCCAAAGCCCGTTCAGCGGGTTCGTGGCGGGGGATTTCACCCGTTGATTTGATGTGGTATGCCAAGGCAGGCAACGAAGAAATGAAGGTTGAAGCCTACGGCTGCAAGCTGATCGTCAGCGACATTCTGGATGTTGACCCGAAAGGCGGCAGTGTCATGACCCATAAAGTGAAATTTGTGGTGACCAGCCCTGACTTTGTGCGCATCAATGGTATTCCTTATCTGGAAGCGGAACTGACACAAAGCCTGATTGGGTAAGGAGGGGCGTTCATGGAAGAACATGAAAAAACCTTTGTCACGCTGGTGCTATTGGGGGCACTGATTGCGTTAGGCAAAATGTTGACAGGCAACGAACCCATTACCTTAAGGTTGTTTATCGGCCGGGTTATCTTAGGGTCGGCGGTGTCGGTCATGGCGGGGGCGTTACTGATTTGGTGGCCGGGTATCAGCCCGATAGCGGTTACGGGCATCGGTAGCGCATTGGGGATTGCCGGATACCAGTTAATTGAGGTCTGGTTACGCAAGCGCGGCAGCGCTTGGTTAACAGGGAAGTTAAAGAAATGACACTGAGTGAAAAACAACAATTATTTTCTGTCCTGATTGCCCAACTGATTTTATGGGCAGATGAGCACGGATATCGGGTTACATTCGGGGAAGCCTACCGCACACCGGAGCAGGCCGCACTGAACGCAAAAAAAGGAACCGGTATCCGCAATAGCCTGCATAGCCAACGTTTGGCGGTAGACCTTAATCTGTTTATCAAGGGCGAGTACCAGACCCGCAGCGAGGCTTACCTGCCATTGGGTGAGTATTGGGAATCTCTCGGCGGCACGTGGGGCGGGCGTTTCTCCCGTCCCGATGGTAATCATTTTTCACTGGCGCATAACGGGGTGAAATGATGTTCAGGGCAGGGACGCTTTACTTAACCTTGGTTGCGCTGGCGTTCGGTGCAGGCTGGCGCGTTAATCACTATTACCGTGACAGCTTGGAATTGAATATCACCCGGACGGCGGCGGAAACCGGGGCAAAAATCCGGCAGGAACTGCACGCCATTTCCAGCGCCTCCGCCCGACAATTGGAAGAAAAACTGGAAGGGATCGCCCATGCCGCCCCAAGGGAAATTCGTACTGAAGTGGTTAAGCCTGTTTTTACTGCTGTGTGCGTTAGCCCTGAGTTTGTCAGGATGTACAACGATACAGCCGACAGTATTGAACGTACCTTATCAGGAAAACTTACTGACAAAATGTCAGGGCACATTACCGAAACTGACCGGAACGATCGGAAATAATCTGGCCAATGTATTAATTGATTACTCTGCCTTATATGGACATTGTGCCGCACGGCATAATCAATTAGTGGATGAAATAAATAAAAGAAAGGAAATAACCCATGAGCAAAGAAAATAACATGATTACGTTAATTATCGGTGAAACAGAAATTAACTTTGAGCCGAATATGGTTGCCTATAACAGCATGATTAATGATATGGCGATGGATAATAAGATTGTGCCCATTGTTTCTTATTTACGTCGTATTGTTCAGCCTGAGTCTAAAGCCGCACTGGATGAACTCTTGCTTATCCCCGGCGCAGCCATGCAGATGGTGGAAAAGGTTAATTCGGAATATGCGCCCAAACTGGATATTGAAATAAAAAACTAAATGCACGGGTTAAGGCGATTGAGAATAGTCTATTTGAACACGCCTTAATATTACGCCGTCATTATTTACCGAATGAAAAAGATAATACGGAAAGTTTAGCCCGTGCAATTTGGCTGGATAATCGTTATTGGGAAAATACGCGCATTGCAACCGCCAATGGTATTGCATTGGCCTTAAAGGGTGAATGATGGGACAGTTAGATTTTACGTTAAGTTTAATCGATAAACTGACACAACCGCTGGCGGGGGCAAAAGCGGCGGTGTCGGGATTTGCCCAATCCTCGCAAAGTGCATTTGAAAAACTGGCGGTCGGGGGTGCAGGGCTGGCCGCGTCGTTCTGGTCAATCAAGGGTTTTCTTGATCCGGCCATTGAGATGGATGATGCCCTGAAATCCGCCTCATTACAGGGCATTGATAGCGGTGTCATGGAGAAAGTCGCTAAAGACGCCATGACCTTTAGCTCACAGTATGGCAAATCGTCGGTTGAGTTTGTGCAGTCGGCGTCGGAAATCAGCAAGGCGGTTAATGGGCTGTCACAAAGCGACTTGCCCCAGATGACCCTGATTGCCAACACGACCGCCGCCGCCCTGAAATCCAGCGCAACCGATACGGCCAGTTATATGGGGAAAATGTTTGCGCAGTTTTCCAGCCATGCCAAAGAGGTGGGGCATCTCCAGTTTGCCGAGGAGCTGGCAGATAAAGCCGTGGTGATGTCGAAGACCTTCGGCACGTCCATGACAGAAATTGCCGACCTGATGGAAGGTGCCCGCGCCGCCGGGACAAACTTTGGCGTAGGGATAGAGGAACAGTTGGCCGTACTGGGCGAGTTGCAACGCTCACTAGGCACGGAATCCAGCGGGGCGTATGAGTCATTTTTAACGGGCGCGGTGAGTGGGGCGCAAAAGCTGGGCTTAAGTTTTGTGAATGCGTCCGGCCAGATGTTGTCCATGCCGGACATGCTGGAAAAGTTACAGGCTAAATACGGCAAGAGCATTGAAGGCAACCTCAAGGCGCAGGCTGAAATTGAAGCGGCCTTTGGGGATTCGGCTGTGGTGGTCAAACAGCTTTACGGTAATGTCGATGTACTGCGTAAAAACATGACTTCATTGGGCGCGAACGATGGCATGAAGCGGACTCGCGACATGGCCGCACAGATGGCCAACCCGTGGGAACGGCTGCAAGCCATTTGGCAGAATATTCGGATTGCGGTTGGCTCAACCTTGTTGCCGGTGATCGCTTCACTGGTCAATCGGCTCGCCAATGCCAGTCAATTATTGGTGCGCTGGTTGAAACTGTTTCCCAATATCGCCCGTTGGGTCGGCTATATCACGGTGGGTATTCTGAGTTTTGCTGCCGCAGGTGCGGCGGCCAATATCATCATGGGCGTGTCTAAATTTATTTGGCTGGGTCTTAAGGGGATTTGGGTCGCCTGTACGCTGGTCATGAAACTGTGGACGGCAGCAGTATGGATTTGTAATGGTGCCATTATTGTCTGGAATACCACCTTACGCGTGTTACGTGGGGTCTTACTGGCGGTCAGGATTGCGGCCTTTTTAGCGGGTATTTCATTCACATTTATGACATGGCCGATCTTACTGATTATTGCGGCTATCGCGTTGCTGGCTATTGGCATTTATCTGCTTATCAAGCATTGGGATACCATCAAAGCCGCCATCATGAACACTACGGCCTTTAAGGTGGTTGCGGCCTATGTGAAATGGGTCGGCGGGATATTCAGCGCGGTCTGGAATTGGATTGCCGAGGGCTGGAATAACCTGTGCAACTGGTTCAGCAGCTTTTCACTGGCGGACACCTTTTCCGGCATGGTTGATGGCCTCAGTAATATCTTTGGCGGTTTATGGGATTGGCTGAAAGGATCGTTCAGCGATACCTATAACTGGATTGTCGATAAATTAAATTACCTTCCGGGCATCAATATTGAAACCCAAGCCATTGAAAAGACGGTGACTGAACCGATGGGAAAAGCGGCAGCACCCACGGTGGGGATGGGGGAAAATACCCAGAAACTTATCGCCCAACCTCATGGCCTCTTGCAGGGACAACCTCAAGCGAGGATACAGCCTGTAAAAGCCATTAAGCCGCCAGAAACGGAGGGCGTATTAACGGGCGGGAAAAAGCAGGGGATTGGCAAGCATGGCCTGATGAAGGAAGTGACCACGAATTCGCAGACCCTCACGGATAACAGCCGTCGCTTTGAAAATGTGACATTCAATGTCGCCAACGGCATGACGCCGGAACAATTAACGGAATGGGAGCATGTGGCTTATGGATGAGCCTAAATACATTGATTTATTGATCACCGAGGGCAGTTTCACGCTGAACTCAGGGAATGAGCCGCGATTTTGCCATAACCGCATTTCCATTGGTCAGGATTGTGTTCACGCGATTATGGAAAGCGGGCTGGCCACGGAGCTGGTCGCCGAGCGCAGCCCGACACTGCGTGCCGATATTCGCACCCAGATAGAAATTCTGGTCGAAGACGACGACCGAATTATTCCGGGTACGGTCATCATTAACGAAGAGTCATCCATCAAATTATGGATCACGGCTGAGACGTATGATTTTGGCCGCCTGAATGTGAGTGTGGGACATGGAAACTAAACCGACGATTGATTACGAGAAAGTGCTGCGTGATAGCGGAATGCCGACCACGGAAACCGACATCAGCGCCGCGTTCGCCGCCGTCGTGGATGAAGCCGGGCTGATGACCAACACGTCTCGGATGTCCCCGTTCTGGCGGTTGATTAACACGATTGTGACGCGGCCTGTGTTATGGCTGAAAGAGGCGCTAATCAACGTGACGTTAAAAAATATGTATCTGGCGACTGCAGCGGGGGCATGGCTGGATATGTTCGCATGGGGCGTGAACTTGAAACGCAAGCCTGCAACAGCGGCACAGGGGATTATTCGCTTCTATAAAGCCGCAGGTGCATCGGCGGTGACGGTGCCTGCCGGAACGGTTATCCAGACTGAGCGCATTAATGGCGAAATCTATCGTGTCAGTACCACGGAAAGCGGGGTCATGGCGGAAGGCGTTACCCATGCTTTACTTCCGGTAACAGCCGATGCCACAGGGGGAGCCTTTAATCTGGCTCCGGGCTATTTTCGCCTCCTGCCTGTGGCCGTGTCCGGTATTGAGCGGGTACAAAATGAGGAAGGCTGGCTGTTAACGCCCGGCGCGGACGCCGAAAGTGATAATGATTTGCGCGACCGTTGCCGCAACCAATATAACTTGGTGGGGAATTATCACACGGACGCGGTTTATCGGGGGATGATTGCCGCCGTGGCAGGCTTGAGCATTGACCGTATTTTCTTCCTGCATGACGCGCCCCGTGGCGCGGGCACCGCCAACGCGTATTTATTACTGGATTCAGGCGTCATCAGCCAGCCGTTTGTTGAGGCGGTGAACGATTACATCACCAATCAGGGGCATCATGGGCACGGGGATGATATGCAGTGCCTGCCGATGCCGGAAACCCATCACGCACTGACCGTGACACTCTTTGTCGAGCACTTGGCGAACTACAGTCAGGAACAGATAGCCAGACTGAAAACGGATGTGGGCAACCTTATCCGCTGCGCCTTTCGGGAAAACACTGATTATCCGGTGAAGAAAACATGGCCGTACTCGCGTTTTTCTTTTTCCAACTTGGGACGCGAGATACACCGCGAATTCAGCGAGATTGAATCTCTGACTTTTTCATTGGGTGACATCCTCAGTGAGCTGGGTGTGCCGCGACTGCAATCGCTGACAATTGAGGTGAAGCATGCCTGAATTCAGGGAACGCCTAAAACGGCTGGCGCTGCCCTCATGGATGGATAAGGGGGAGCTTACAAAGCTGCTCCGTGCGGCGCGGGCATTCTGGCTAAGTGTCTATGACTGGCTGACATGGCCGTTGGCGCAACTGGATGCAGAAACCTGCTCAGCGGCGCTCTTGTCGGTGCTGGCGTACCAGCGGGATATCCAGCGCTTTAACGGCGAACCGCTGCCGTTGTTTCGCAAGCGGGTGAAATACGCCTTTATCAATGCCAGAGACGCGGGCAGCATTGCGGGCTTTATCGCCATCTTTGAGCGTCTGGGCGTGGGCTATGTCGAATTGCTGGAGCGCCAGCCGGAGATAGACTGGGATGTGATTATCCTGCGGGTCAGCGACAGCCAGATAGCCGCCAACCCGGATTTGCTGATGAACATCATCCGTCAGTATGGCCGCACCTGCCGCCGCTACCGTTTTGAAGTGATTGCCAAAAATCAATTGCTGATGCGTGTGGGCAGTGTAGGCGCAGAGTATGGCTGTTATTACGCGGCCATGCCGATACAGCCACTTTTGTTGAGCGTGGGTCACATTTCGGGCGAATCCGTTTGTGACAATGCCCGCTTAAAGGAAAATAGCGCACCGAATGTGACCTACGGTGCTTCATTATAAGGAAATAGAAAGATGTCCTCAGTCATTACCTTGGACTTTGAACAATGGAAGGCACAGCAAACCGCTGCGGGAAACCCTGTGGTGCTGGACGAATTTGTCTTTGCTTATGTGCCGGATTTAGATCCGTCTCAGGTTATTAACCGTGATGAAAAATTGCCTGCCGACAATCATATTGTGCACCGTCAGTCTGTCAACAAAACCGGACTGGCCAGTGAGAACGCCGTCGCCTACAGCGTCACACTGGGAACGGAAGTGGGTCACTTTGATTTTAACTGGATTGGGCTGATAAATAAGACATCGGGTGTGATTGGCATGATCACCCATGCACCTACCCAAAAGAAAATCAAAACCGCCAATGGCTTGCAGGGCAATGTACTGACCCGCTCTTTCTTGCTCGAATTTGCCGGAGCGGCCAAAGAAACTGCCATCACGACCACAGCGGAAACGTGGCAGATTGATTTTACCGCGCGTTTGTCAGGTATTGATGAGATGCAGCGCCTGATGAATACCGACAGTTACGGCGAAGCGGCGTTTTTCGGCGATGGCTTTGCGGTGATCCGCAGTGGTGACCAGTACACGGTAAAAAAAGGGTTGGCCTATGTGGGCGGGTTGCGTGGTGTACTGGAGTTTGACCAGACCCTGAATTCTATGCGTAATACCCGTGTCTATGCCGATTTTAGTTATCAGGGTAATTTGGTGAGCCAGTGGAAAACCGTCGTGAAAATTACTGCTGCGAATGAGCTAAAAAATTATGTTGATGGGGCAGGATATCTGCATCATGTCTTTGCGATTGCCTATATTGACGGTAACGGCAATATTTCAGATTGGCGTAGCAAAGGGACATTAAGCGATCGTGATATTGCGGAGATTCAGAGAACACTGAGCAAAGTAAAACAAGAATATGCCACGAATCCGGCGTTAAACAGGGTTAATAACAATGCAGACAGCCGTCTCGAAAAATCGAAGAACGGTACAGATATTCCTAACAAAATGGCGTTTATAGAAAACTTGGGTTTAGCCAATACAGTGGAGCTGGCACAAAATGCCGTGCCAAAATCTGCCATCACCCAATATTCAGGAAATTCACTTAATCATGTGATGAGTCAGTCCATCGCGACCAAATTTTTCAATGAGAAACTGGATAAAACAGGGGGGCAGATAACCACGAATGATCGGTTTTTAGTGTTACAAAATCAGTCTGACAATGCGGCAAACTATATAGAAGCGGTTGACTCGAACGGCAATATCCGATATCGGTTTGGTTGTATGAGCAGCGGTTCAGCGTTACAACTGGTGAATATGGCGGGAAAAACTGCCTTATCGCTTCACGACTCGGCGATTTACATTAATGGTATTAAAGCGGCTACTGTGTCAGATATGGAGTCTGTCCTCTCTGTGGTGAAGACGAAACTGGATAAAACAGGGGGGCAGATAACCACGAATGATCGGTTTTTAGTGTTACAAAATCAGTC